AGCGTTTCTGCAAGCAGCCGACAGGCAAACTGGGGCAGCCGTTACAGCTTGAGCTATTCCAGAAGGCGAGGCTGCAGGCAATCTTTGGTTTTGTGGATGACAATAACCTCAGACAGTACAACGAAGTGATGATTGTGGAAGGCAGGAAAAATGGTAAAACAACCGAGTGTGCCGCCGTGGAAACGGATTTACTGCTGAATGACGGAGAGGGTGCGCCGGAGATTTACAACGTTGCAACGATGCTGGACCAAGCGAAGCTTGGGTTTAATGCGTGCTACAAGATGGTGCGGCAAAGTCCGACCCTGCGGAAGCATATCCGCAAACGTGCTGCGGATTTATATGCGCCTTCCAATCTTGGGTTTATTAAGGCACTGGCAAGCAACACAAACAGTCTGGACGGCTTGAATGTGCATGGGGCCATCATTGATGAGTTGGCAGCAATTAAAAACAGAGATATCTATGATTTGATTAAACAGGCAATGGGTGCGAGAGAACAACCATTGCTTTTTTGTATTACCACAAACGGCTTTGTCCGCAGCGGCATCTTTGATGCGCAGTATGAATACGCAAAAAAGGTGCTGGACGGGAAAATAAAAGCACCGCGCTTTCTGCCGTTTATCTATGAGCTGGACGATGCTTCCGAATGGGACAAACCGGAGATGTGGATAAAGGCAAATCCCGGTCTTGGCACCATCAAGAAAAAGGAATATCTGGAGGAAATGGTGCAGAAGGCGAAGAATGACCCATCCTTCAAGCCGACGGTTCTGGTAAAGGATTTCAATATTCCGCAGACGGCGCAGTCCGCATGGCTGACGTTTGAGGACTTAAACAATGAGGAGCTGTTGCCGGAGGGCGGAGAATTTAGATATTGCATTGGTGGCTTTGATGCCGCAGACAGCATTGACCTAAACGCTGCAAAGGCAATCTGCAAACGGCGTGGGGATGATAAGCTTTACATTAAGCAGATGTACTGGATTCCGCAGGCGGTTTTGGACCAACAGGAGGAGCGAGGAGACCGAAGGGAACGGGACGGCGTGCCGTACAGCTTATGGGTGTCGCAGGGCTTGATGCGCACCTGCGAAGGTCGGCGCGTGAATAAGCGGGTAATTCTGGATTGGTTCTGTGAACTGCGGGATAAGGAGGACATTTATCCGCTTTATATCGGCTATGACCCTTGGCATATCTCGGATGAGCTGCTGGCGGCATTTGAGCAAGAGTTTGGGCGAAACGTCATGGTTAAAATTCGGCAGGGCGTTTTGACATTGTCACAGCCGATGAAGGATTTAAAAGCGGAATTCCAAGAAAAGAAAATCGTCTACAACAACAATCCGATTGATAAGTGGTGTCTGATTAACACCGAGGAAAAGAAGGATGTCAACGGCAACGTGCAGCCTGTTAAGAGCGATGAGCGCACAAGGCGCATTGACGGCACAGCGGCACTTCTGGATGCCTATGTGGTGTATTGCAATAAAAGAGATGAATTTGAAAGTCTGATTTAAGGAGGTGAGAAAATGGGTTTATGGAACAGAATTGTGCAAAAAATGAGCAAGCAAACTTTCAAGATGGTGCAGGAGAGGGGGAACGGCTTTTATGCGTGGAACGGCAGGCTATACCATTCCGATGTGGTGCGTGCCTGTATCCGCCCGAAAACAAAAGCCATCGGTAAGGCGGTTGCAAAGCATATCCGTACTACGAGAACGCAGGAGGGGGAGCGGGTAGAGGTCAATCCGGATGCCTATATCCGTTTTCTGCTGGAGGAGCCGAATCCGCTGATGAGCGGGCAGATGCTGCAGGAGAAGGTGGCAAATCAGCTGGCACTGAACCACAACGCCTTTATTCTGATTGTACGGGATGAATTTGAAAAGCCGATAGAATTGTATCCCATTCCCTGTTCGGGGGTGGAGGCTTTTTACAAGGACAACGAATTGTTTTTACGGTTCGTATTTCTGAACGGGAGGGAAAGCACCTTCCCATACAGTGATATCATTCATCTGCGTGATGATTTCAACGAGGATGATATTTTCGGGGAAAGTCCGATGGAGGCACTTTCTCAGCTGATGGAGTGTGTCAGCATTATGGATCAGGGCTTTGTGAAGGCTATCAAGAACAGTGGTGTGATTCGCTGGCTGCTGCGGTTCACCAATGCCATGCGCCCGGATGATGTACGGAAAAACGTGCAGGAATTTGCGGATACCTATCTTTCTGTGGAGAGTGAAACCTTCGGCGCAGCGGGCGTGGACAGTAAGGCGGATGTGCAGCGGATTGAACCGAAGGACTATGTGCCAAATGCCGCACAGACCGACCGCATCATTAAACGGATCTATGATTTTTTCAATACGAACGAGAAAATCGTCAGCTCTCTTTATACAGAGGATGAATGGATTGCGTATTACGAAAATGCCATTGAGCCGATGATTACGCAGATGAGTGCAACCTACAGCAGCCGTTTGTTTACCAGAAGGGAGCGTGCCTTCGGGAATAAGATTGTTTTCGAGTGCTCTAATCTGACCTTTGCAAGCATGAGAACAAAGCTGGAGCTGGTGCAGTATGTTGACAGGGGCATTATGACACCGAACGAGGTGCGTGCGGTGCTGAATATGGCACCTGTGGACGGCGGAGACAGGCTGCTGCGGCGCAAGGATACAGGCTTTATGGAAGGAGGTGAGGAAGAATGAGGAAAATCGAGGTGAAGGGGACGATTGTCGGAAATGCGGACAAGTGGATTTATGAGTGGTTCGGCATGGATGCAACCTGTCCGAAGGATGTCAATGCTGCCATCAGCGAGGCAAATGGGGAGCCGCTCCTTGTGGAAATTAACTCCGGCGGCGGGGATGTGTTTGCCGGCAGTGAAATCTATACCGCCTTGAAAGCATACGCGGGCACGGTAGAAATCAATATTGTGGGTCTGGCTGCGAGTGCCGCCTCTGTGATAGCGCAGGCAGGACATTCCAGAATCAGCCCGACAGCGTTGTTTATGGTGCATAATGTTTCCGGCTCTGCCGCAGGGGATTTTCACGATATGCAGCAGGAGGCGGAGATTTTGCAGACAGCAAATAAAGCAGTCGCGGCGGCATATCTGGAAAAGACAGGCAAAAGCATGGAGGAGCTGCTTGGCATCATGGATGCGGAAACGTGGATGGATGCGCAGAAGGCGGTGGAATATGGCTTTGTGGATGAGGTTATGTTTGCATCTGCGCCGACGCTGACAAACGGCATCGGTGTATTGCCTGCGCAGACCATTCATAAGCTGAAGGATCTTCTTCCTGCAAGGGGAGAGGAAAACGCAGAAGTTAAAACTGTAACTGCAAAATTAAAATTACTCAGATTGAAAGGGGAAATGAAGGATGAAGTTTAAGAATTACGAGGATTACAAAGCACAGAGAGAAGCACTTTACAATGCGGCGGAGGAATTGCTGCAGAACGGCGATGTAGAGGGTGCAAATGCAAGAATGGAAGAGGTGGAGAAGCTGGATAACGCGTATGAAGCCTTTGCGACGGCGCAGGCAAACCTTGCCGCCATGCAGGGCAGAGGGACAGCGCATCCGGACGGCGTGGTCGGTTCCGCAGGCAACGCAGCGGGAAAGGATGTATTCGATACAGATGAATATAAAAATGCCTTTATGAATCTGGTGTGCCGCGGTGAGGCTTTGCCCATCAAGTACAAGGATGCCATTGTAGGCAAGCTGCAGAATGCTGTAACTACGGTAACAGAGACCACAGCGGTGATTCCCACAACCGTGATAAAGGAGTTTATCAGAGAGCTGAAAGCGCATGGCGAGCTGTATGCGAGAGTAAGAAAAACAAACGTACAGGGCGGCGTGGAAATCCCTATCCTGTCCCTGTGTCCTACGGCAAGTTGGGTTGCGGACGGCTCTGCATCCACAGACCAGAAGGTAACTGCCAACAAAAAGGTATCCTTCAGCTATTACGGTCTGGAATGCAAAATCGCACAGAGCCTGATTGCAAATGTGGTTGATTTTGCGGAGTTTACCGAAATGTTTGTTCCTCTGGCGGTAGAGGCTATCATTGCCGCACTGGATAAGGGCATTATCGCCGGTACAGGCAGCGGTCAGATGTTTGGTATTACGAAGGACAGCAGAGTCCCCGCAGGCAACGTCATTGAAATGACAGCGGAGGATGTCGCAAGCTGGAAGGCGTGGAAGGAAAAGGTATTCGCCAAGATGAAAAAAGCCTATCGAAACGGCGTGTTCGTATTTGCGCAGGGCACCTTTGATGCACAGATTGACGGTATGGTGGATTCCACAGGTCAGCCTATTGCAAGAGTAAACTACGGCATTACCGAGGGTGAAACCTACAGATTCGGCGGCAAGGAGGTTATCACAACAGAGGAGGATGTGCTGGAAAGCTTTGCGGCGGCATCCGACGGCGAGGTATTCGGTGTGTTTGTGAATCTGAATGATTACATCATCAATACAAATATGCAGATGCGCACCGACCGCTGGAGAGATAACGACAACAATCAGGAAAAAGTAAAGGTTACTCTGGTTTGTGACGGGAAGCTGGCAGACCCCAACGGTGTGCTGATTCTTAAAAAAAAAGTAACGCAGTAAGCGGCGGCACGTTTGATAAGCGCACAGACAGTGAAAATTATGCAGATATTACCGTAACGGCCGCCGAAAGCGGTCAGACCATTACAGCCCTGCTGCATAACGGCGCAGATGTGCCAAAGGAAGGCGGGGCGAACTGGTCTGTTTCCGGCGGCACTGCGGTTGTGCTGAAAAAGGCTTATCTGGAGAAATTCCCTGTCGGCACGGAAACCTTTACGGTGACAACATCCGCAGGAGCTGTGGAATTTACTGTGGAGATTGTGGAAAGTGAGGCGTAAGGGATGGCAGATTTAGCAAGGCTGAAAACGGCACTGCGCATTTCACATAACAAACTGGATGAAGAAATTCAGTATAACGTGGA